AATTTTTAAATCTACTGTTGGTAATGGGAAGTTTTATTTATATAATCACTTTGGTAGTACCCTTGCTGATAATTTATTAGCTAAGATAAGATACTTGGCTAAAGCATGTAGCGTAGACTTTGTTATATTAGACCACTTACACATGGCGTTGTCAGCTTTAGGTGATGCACATACTAATGATGAAAGAAAGTTAATTGATTATACTGTTCAAAAATTAAGAACCTTAGTAGAAGAAACTGGTATTGGATTAATATTAGTTAGTCATCTACGAAGGTCAGAGGGAGATAAAGGTTTTGAAGATGGAAAATTTGTAGGTTTAAATGCACTTAGAGGAAGTGCTAGTATTGGTCAGTTATCAGATATTATTATAAGTATGGTTAGAGATTTAAAATCTGATACTAATTTAACTCAAGTAAATATTTTAAAGAATAGATTTTCAGGAGAGACTGGTCACGCTTGTAATCTTTATTATGATTTAAAAACTGGCTGTTTGAATGAAGTAAAAGGAGAAATATCTGATGAATTTTAAAGGACTTATGAGTAGTAGAAAAAGTATGATGGACGCTATGAGTTGGTCAGCTTATGTATTAGAAGCTGTAGGTAAAGCAAAAAAATATGGTAAGCCAGTTTATTTAGATGTTGGAAGAGAGAGCACCGCTTTTATGATGGAAGATGCTTTAATGCAGATGGCTATGAATGGAGAATCTGCGGCTTGGAGAGTAGAAGTGAGATTAAATACTTTACAGTAATGAAAAAAGAAAAAAAAGAAAAACATAGTAACGTTACAATGGAAGGTGTGATAGCTTGTGTTGCAGTTATAATGTGGATTATATTATTTCCTTTTATAATGTTGTACGATAGAATTTTTGGTGGGTGGAAAAAATAATTATGAAAAATAAGTCTAGTGACCCTTTAGTTATTGGTAGAAAAAGATATTATAAATATAAAATAATATGGGAAGATATAGTTGGAGATTCAACACTAGCAACATCAAATGAATTTAATAATATGACTTGTGCAGAAGTACATACTGAGTGTTGGATATTTGATAAGACACCTGACTATGTTTATTCTTTTGCAAGTTATTATATTGAGAATGGAGAAATAGAATTTGGGGATAGAAATATTTATCCTCGTAGTGTAATAAAGAAAATGATAAGGATATAATATGAAATATTGTTTTGATGTAGAGACAGATGGTTTTTTAAACCAGTGCACTAAAGTACATTGTATAGTATTAAAAGATATTGATACTAATGAAATAAAAAAATTAGATAACGAAACAGCTCTAAAAGAATTAGAACAGGCAGACTTAATTATTGGACACAATATTATAAAGTTTGATATACCCGTCCTAGAAAAGTTTTATAACTTTAAACCTAAAGGAAAGGTTTTTGATACAATAGTAGCTACTCGTTTACTTTACCCTGATGTAAAGGAACGAGACTTTAAAAGAAAAGGCTTCCCTACTAATTGTATAGGACGACACAGCTTGAAAGCGTGGGGATATAGGGTGGGCGAGTACAAGGAAGCCTTTGATACTGACTGGAAAGAATACAGTCCTGCGATGTTGGATTATTGTATTCAAGATGTTGAAGTGACTGATACTTTATATAAAACTATAGAACGTAGAGGTTATTCTTGTCAGGCGATGGAGTTAGAACACGAAGTAGCAACTCTAATATTTAAACAAGAGCGTTATGGTTTTATGTTTGATAAAGAGGAAGCAGTTAAATTATATTCTAAATTAAATGCTAGACGTTTAGAACTAGAAGATGATTTACAAAAATTGTTTCCACCTAAATTAGAACGTACACCATTTATACCTAAAGTTAATAACAAAGCTAGAGGATATGTTAAAGGTGAAACTTTTTATAAAGAAAAAACAATTACTTTTAATCCTAGTTCAAGACATCACATAGCGGATAGATTAATTGAAAGACATAAATGGAAACCTCAAGAATATACAAATGATGGTAAACCTAAATTAGATGAAACTGTTTTAGCAAGTCTTCCATATCCTGAAGCAAAAGTTTTATGTGAACATTTTTTATTAGATAAAAGAATAGGACAGTTAGCAACAGGAGCTCAAGCGTGGTTAAAGAATGAATTTAATGGTAGAATACACGGAACTTGTAATACTAATTCAACAGTCACAGCTCGTGCAAGTCATTCACACCCAAACTTAGGACAAGTACCTAGTGTTGGTGTCCCTTATGGAAAAGAATGTAGAAGTTTATTTACTGTTCCTGAAAGAAAAAAATTAGTTGGTATAGATATATCAGGATTAGAAGTTAGATTATTAGCACACTTTATGTCTAAGTTTGATGAAGGTGAGTATGCTAAAGTAGTTTTAAATGGTGATATACATACTGAAACAAAAGAATTAGCAGGTTTAGATTCAAGAGACCTTGCAAAAAGATTTTACTACTGCTTCCTTTATGGTGGTGGTGTAAAAAAGATTGCGTTAGTAACTGGTAAAAGTTTAAAAGAAGCTAAGAAGATACGAGAAAGATTTTTAAATAATCTTCCTGCTTTGAGTAAGTTATTAGAGCAAGTACAACAAGCGGCTGAGAGAGGATATTTAGTTGGTCTTGATAAAAGACAAATTAAAATTCGGTCAATACACGCCGCACTCAATTCACTTTTACAAAGTTCAGGAGCTATAATTTGTAAGCAGTGGTTGGTTGAGTTTAATAAAGCTGTTAAAGAATATGCTGATGTTCAACAAGTTGTTTGGGTACACGATGAAATACAAGTTGAATGTCTTGAAGAAGATGCAGAGAAAATAGGAAAGTTAGCTGTAGAATCTATTGAACGTACTGGAAAGCACTTCAATTTAAGATTACCTTTAACTGGACAATATAAAATAGGTAATAATTGGAGTGAAACACATTAATGAAAAATATAAATAAAGGTTATGATTTTAAAGTGAAGAGTAGTTTTGTAAATGATTTGCCATTTGGTGAAAAATATGAGGAAGAACTTAAATCAATTTTAGAAGGAAAGATAGAATTAAAGACTGATAGATTATGTCAAACGACTAATAATGTATTTGTAGAGATAGAAAGTAGAGGAAAAGAATCGGGTATACTTACTACTACTGCTGATTATTGGGCGTTTTGTTTTTGGACAGAAAAGCGTGGATTAAAAGACCAAACTTATACTCTTGTCTCTACAAAAATACTGAAAAAATTAATGACGAATTACCCAATTAAAAAAGGCGGAGACAACTGGACTTCTAAAGGATATATCATACCAAAAGGAGATTTATTAAATCAAACAATATAAGGAAAGGACATATGAAAAAAAAGGTACTGTTAATAGATGGCGACATATTAATATATAAGATAGCCACAGCGAATGAAGTGAATACACATTGGGGTGACGGATTATGGACACTACATTGTGATGAAAAGAAATGTAAGTTTGAAGTAGATGCTCACATAGATGAGTTGGGTTCTACTTTTGAAGCTGACGATTATGTTTGTGCTTTAACTGATAAGAATAATTTTCGTAAAGATATTCTTCCAAGTTATAAAGATAATCGTAAACAAAGACGTAAGCCGATGGTTTTAAATGTTCTACGTGAATACATTATGAAAAAACATAATGGAGTTATGTGGAAAAATTTAGAAGCTGACGATGTTATGGGTATAATGGCAACTGAACCACACCCTACAGAAGATAGGATTATTGTTTCTATTGATAAAGATATGAGACAGATACCTGCTAAAGTTAGTAGAGATGGGGAAACAGTTGAAAATATACCTCAAAGATTAGCTGACTATTGGTTTATGATACAAACCTTAGCGGGAGATAGTACCGATGGGTACTCAGGACTACCAAATGTGGGAGTTAAAACTGCTGAGAAAATGATTAAGAGGTATACTAATGTACCCCTTTTAGACCTATGGAAAATCGTTGTTGGAGCTTATAAGGCTAAAGGCTTTACTAAAAAAGAAGCTCTACAACAAGCTAGAGTTGCACATATTCTTAGACATAAAGAATATAACAAGAAGACTGGGAAGGTTAAGTTATGGCGGATAAAATAAAACACCCTTCTCACTACTTTAGATTTAAAATAGAACCGATTACTTTTATTATGCAGAATGGTATTCCGTATGCTGAGGGTAATGCGATTAAATATATATGTCGTTGGAGATACAAACACGATACTAAAGAAGAGCGGTTAGCTGATTTAAAGAAAGCGATACAGTATATTAATTTATTAATAGAACAGGAAACACAGCCTGAAGGAAAGATAAAATTAAAACTTACTGGTCAAACTACTGAAGAAAAAGCTGAAGAAATGCAAAAAGGTTTGTATAAAAATGGTTAAACATAATCATTTAATTATTAGAGCTGATGTTAAAAAACCACCTAAAGATATTCGTTTCGTAAGAAAGTGGTTAAGAAAATTAGTATCAGCTATTGGTATGAAAAGATTAGGGCAACCCGTTGCTCACTATGTAGATGTAAAAGGATATAGTGGACTAACAGGATTTGCTTTATTACAGACTTCTCATATTTCGTTACATTGTTGGGATGAAGTTGTCCCTGCATTATTACAATTAGACGTTTACAGTTG